ACACGAAAACTTTGTATTCCCAGAAGAGGTTTTGCCTCGTGGCAACGCACTCTAAGGGATGCTGTGGGGCAGGATGTCCTGACTGCCCCTTCCGACCTAAAACTAAATAAGGGGAGTTCTTCCGAGAGGAAATGCACTATAAATAAATGTAAGTCAGGACATTTTCATGACGATTGATTTTAAAAACTAAAAGCAAATGCCCCTACACCCATCGGTGAGGGGCATTTTTTGTAATGAATAATTTGCCAAAGTTAACTAATTAGAAGTAAAACTTATGGAAATTTTAAATTCACCACAAGATTTTTTGTATAATCTTCATACTTGTTCTCCAAATGAAGCAAAAAAAATGTGGAGGAATTCAATCAAAGAAAGATGGAATCATCAATGTGCATATTGTGGTTCAAAAACAGAAGATTTATCTATTGACCATATAGTTCCGCAAGCAAAAGGTGGGAACGACCATATAACAAATACTTTATGTGCCTGCACAAAGTGCAATCATTCAAAGGGACATGAGCAATGGGAGCAATGGTTCTCTAGACAAAAATTCTTTACCGAAGAAAGAAAAAATGCTATAATTAGTTGGCAAAGGCAACTGTTAACTACAGACTTAAAACTTTACAGATATAAACCAAGGAGAAATACAGTATCATGAACATTACAGTTTACAGCAGAAGTGGATGCCCATATTGCGATAAAATTAAAACTGTGTTAGAACAGAGGAGCATTCCTTATACTCGTTATGAATTGGACGAGGATTTCACAAGGGATGAATTCTATGAGCAGTTTGGAGTGGGATCAACTTTTCCTCAGGTAATTATTGACGGTGAACAGAGGGGTGGTTGTTCAGATACTGTAAGGTATATGACAGAAAACAATCTTCTCTAATGGGAACCATAAATAAATCAGATAACCCTCAAATTAATAGGGGGGTTGAATTATTACTTCGAAAAAGGAGGGAAATCAACACTTCTGAAGATAAACCAAAGAAAATTGGTTTTTCAAAAGTATTTTCTCTCCTTAAGAGAGAAATTCACATAGAGTTTTATTTTAATATACTTGAACGGAAATAGTTCTCTCGGAGGTAGGAACATGTTAGCAGCAGAGATCACGATTTTTTCTTTGATTTCATTTTTGTTTTTGTTGGTTGGGGGAGTAATTGGTTGGATAACGAAAGACCATATCCACAATACACAACCAGTATATACACATCCCGAGATGTTTGACGAAAACGGCAATATTGTTCCTGATGAAATTTTAGCAGTAAGGTTTGAAAACAATTATGACGATTACGAAGACGAGGAAGAAGACTAATACTTCTACCGCAACCACAAAATTGCCTCCTAATCCACTTGCATTTGAGGTACTTTCTTTAGCATCAAAACAAAGAAGTAATGCTAAAAAAGTTGAAATTTTAAGAGAATACGAGCATCCTTCATTAAAGGCATTGTTTATTTGGAACTTTGATGAAAGTGTAATCTCTGTTCTTCCCCCTGGAGAAGTTCCTTATTTTGGTGACGATGGAATTTCCCTCACTGAAAAAATTGAAGAGGCAGTTAAGAAGATGGGGGAATCTGGTTCTATCGGATCCATCGATAAAAAATATACAACTATTAGAACAGAATATACAAAGTTTTATAACTTCATTAAAGGCGGAAATGATGCCCTGAGTAATTTGCGTAGAGAAAGTATCTTTATTCAATTGCTTGAAGGTCTACATCCACTGGATGCACAAATTATTTGTTTGTGTAAAGATAAACTTCTTGAAAAAAAGTATAAACTTACTAAGGAAATTATTGCAGAGGCTTACCCAGATATTACTTGGGGAGGTCGTAGCTGATGCGAATTCTCCATCAAAACTGTGACCCTGAAGTAGCAAACGATAGAAGTTTGCCTTACAATGCTTACCTAGTTACCTATGAAATCGATGGAGCAATCGCATATGATTTAGTCATCCCAGACAAACAAGTAGAAATCTTTGATTACTACTGGGATAGGTATAGAGAAGGTCTCAAAGGTTGGAAACAATCGGAAGGTAGAGTCAACCCAAAACTATGGGGTTCGCAAAAAAAAGAACCTAAAAAGAAAAAATGAAAGAAAAATTTGAAGATGTTCTAAGAAGAGAACTCAAAAAAGAATTTGAGCATCAAATGAATGTTCAAATCAACCAACATGAATTAGGTAAAGTAATTAAAGAATATAAAAAAATAAAGAAATTTCAAAAAACTCCATGGTATGATGTAATGCAAATGGAGAAAAAGAACAAAAAAGATAAGTAAGTTTGTAAAATTGTATCAAACTTTACAAACTTACTTGACTAGATAGTATGAATAGGAGTATAGTAATCTCCTAACGTTCATCCTATGACTAAAGCACTTTTGCTTTTAGCATGGGTTCCACTTCTTTCTGTTTCAACGCCACGACTAATACAGAATCCATATCCTGTATCAATAAGTTGTGACGCAGCGTGGGAACTAATGGACATCGTTAAAAACGACGATGTAGTACATCAGAGAAGAGAAGACCAATTGCTTTTAGAACTCCGAAAGGATTTCATTCAGAGGTGCTAGATAATTTAATAGGACGCAAGTAGGACGGCGGAACGGAACGTTCATTCTCTATTCGCAAATAGAGAACGCAAACCGCCCGAAGGAACGGGACTAACCATCTCATTCTGGAGGAACCCCCCCAATGTCTAAAGTAGTTTATCGTGGTGTTGAATATGATACCGAAAAGCGTATCGCATATCAACAGCAAATGATGCAGCAACCCCAACAGTACAACGAAACCTATCGTGGTGTTAAGTTTGTAAAAGAGGTGAACAAGGGATGACAGCAACTTATCGTGGTGTTAAGTATAATACTCACACTCCAAAACTAGAGTACCGTAAGTGGTATTCGGAAACACATGCTCCATCTCATCCACCAAATAAGTATCGTGGTATTTCCTATCGTCCATGTAACAACTGGAACTGGGAGGAAAAGCAATGAAAAAACTTAACTTCCTGCAATTGATTAAGGAACAAAAACAAAAAGAGAATCGTCGTCATCAGGCTCAACTAGCACAATTAATTAGTTCAGGAAAATGATAGCAATAATTGCTGCGATTACTGGAGCATCAACAGCATTTATATTTTTAATTTATGCAGAAATATTGTTGTTGAGTAAGTGATGAAAGACTACACATATCACCATGATGATATGGATAAATGTAGCAGACCACCTGCTTGTTACCAACTAACTTATAGGGGATGTAAGTATTGGTCTTGCTATAGAATACATTTGCGACAATGGTTTGAAAAAGTTTTAACCATTGAACCGATATACAACAGGAGGGGTTGATTCCCTCCTTTTTTTGTGGTAAAATAAATCGAGAGAATGACATCTCATGAACAAAGAAAAACTTAAACTCATTATTCATAATCTGGAATTGTTGATTGATTCTTTAAAAACTGAAGTATACTCAGATACAAATAGTTACTTAAGTTCTAAAGACTTGAAAAATAAACCACTACATGATTATGATGAAATTTTTGATGACGATGATGGATACCCAGACTAATCTTATGAACACTGTTAAATTAATTTCAGTTACCCCAGATGCCGAAAAGCATATGGCATATTGTGCTCGGGTAAGTAACCCAGCAAATCAAGAAAACCAAAAGTTCTCTGGACTGCTCAAGTATTGTATTCAACATCAACACTGGAGCATCTTTGAGCAAGCAAGTATGACTGTAGAGATTAATACTACTCGTGGTATCGCAGCTCAAATTTTGCGTCACCGTTCATTTACATATCAAGAATTTTCGCAACGGTATGCTGATAGTTCTTTGCTTGCTGAAGAGATTCCTGTTCCAGAACTTCGTCGTCAAGATACAAAGAATCGTCAAAACAGTATTGATGATGTTGACCAATACATCGTACAGAAGTTTCAAATTCTTATGCAGGACCATTTCAAGCACAGCATGGATTTGTATCGACAAATGCTTGATGTTGGAATTGCAAAGGAGTGTGCAAGGTTCGTGCTTCCTTTGGCAACCCCAACAAGACTTTATATGACTGGTTCAGTAAGGTCTTGGAT